GGGGGGGGGGAGAGAGGATTTTTCCTCTCCTTAAGAAACTATTTATTAGAGAAATGTCTAAATACATGTGAATAAATGTTGTCACTTCTGATTGTGGCTAACAATTGATCATAATAACCTCTAACCTGCTCCTCGTTCATATTATACTTATGAGCCACAGCGGTCACCATGTGATCGAAATTGTACCATGCTATTGGTTTGATAGGTAAGTTTAACATCCTAACCGTATCGTCAACGTTAGGACCTTTACCCAACATCATTAGATACGAAGCTTTTCTCATTAGTACATTGGTTGGTGTAGCCTCATGCACTCCATTTGGTACTTCATATCTGAACTTAAGTCTCACAACGTCTGGTGCTAATTCGGCTCCAAAGTTAGTTCTAGTCATTACCATACTGCAAAAAGTAGCTCCATTTATCACCCAAGAATCTTTGCTTTGCATGTTGAAGCTGGTTGCAATATCTTTTCTGAGATTTGACGTATCTGGCTTCTCACTGAACACCATACACATATCATCCCCTAAAAATAACCCTAGTTGCAATATACAGAAATTTGTCTTTGTAAAGTTTTGGTGTACTTGAAGATTGGTCAAACAATTGCCAAGTGCAGTCGTTGCCTGTCCAGTCAACCGCATACCTTCTCCTTGACCCCAGTACAAATTTGACTTAAATCTCCACACCTCATGCATTTCTTTCCAAGATGCTATTACGTTTGGATGAACTCCCAATAAATCATATATCATCAATTCTACTTCAATAATAGGTTTATCAGTTTGTCTATCTTGTTTAGTTAAATCATTTTCAAAGAATCCAGCTACATTCTTGACTAGCCTTACCCTGGCTGATATTTCATCTGGTCGTAGTCCATCTGCATATACAATTTTTCTGTGCAACACTTCTTTCAATCTACGTTTAACTTCTACAAAGAGGTTTGAGTAGATAGCACAAACGGCTTTTCTCTGCCAAACGATGATTCTTGCTTGTTGTTGCATGGTCATTATTGTAAAATTTTCTTTTAGCAAACTCTCTAATTTAAGATGTACATTAACATCATTGATTGGTTTCGATATCAATTCTCCACACAATAGGTCAATTAACTCTCGTTCAATTTTCTCGCAATCTTTATTCTCTTCAATCCATTTCTTCACATCTTTGGGTCTGATGATTAATAATTCTTGTCTGTAATTGTTGATCATCTGTTGCCAGTCTGGTCGAAAGTACGTATCTGCAATGTCTAGTGTTAATCTATAAGGGTTGGGTGTTTTTGTACGTATCATGGCCACTGATTTCATTCTTCCAATGATACTTCTCCCTTCTTCGAAACACACTTTCGTCAATACGGCTCTAGATCGGATCGGGTACTTTACCATTGTCAATTTTTCCGATTTAATTATCTTTCCTGGTAGCTCTCTAGATTTGATAATACAATTATTAAGTGGGGCGTATAAATTCAACCAGTTAGTTAAATCATTATCTTCCCACAATTGCATGGCGATGGTGTCAGGCAAATCTGTTAGTGGTTCTAATATACTCCCAGGGTACACTGATTCGTACGGAGCAATGTATATGTCCATTGGTGGTTGATACTCAACGTCGTCAGATAAAGCTATACTTAGTGTTGTTGGCTCATGATAGTGTAGTTCATTTATTGCCATCACATCATTGAAGTTGCTTTTCGTTTTATTAGATTCTTTGACCTTCATCCCCCACCAATTACCAGGTGTTGGAAGTGACTCAGTCTTTCTGTGTGTTATTCTCCACCACTGTCGTTCGAGCTCGCTATCTCCTCCCAACTTCGGTGGTCGGAGTATGATTAAGTAGTTCTGCAGAATTATGCATCCATTGTCGGTGGTTTGCACGTGGATAATTGGGTTTTTCTTTAACTCAGCTAGAGTTAAACGTGCTACTTCCCAATGAGGGTGTCTCTTAATAACTGTGCGTAAATTTTCTTTTTCTGATAATGTGAACATGATAGCACTATTGGTGTGCGGTAAAATCTCTTCGTTGCTCAGTATTTCAACTCCATTAATTTCCCAAGTGTCCCTAGCTATTAATTTGCCGTTTAGATTGTAAAAGTAATGTTGGATAAATGCAATCGTTTCGTCATCTAACCTATTAGCTGTTTCAAATCCACCTTTATCTCTGTCATATCGATTGTGTGCACCTACAACCAGGGCACCTATATCTTTATCTTCAAAATAATGCTCAAAGATTGCCATTCCTTGCTTCAAAGTTAATCTGTTGTAAGCAGCTCCGTGACTTTCTACGAAATCATCCAACGTAACTTTTCTATTGCTATGGAATATTATCTCAGATGCTCTCTTTAAAAGAGTCATTTCATCATACATGTGATGATCCCTATTGTCATAATCACTCACAATCAAACGATATTTTTGCATGTAACTACTCACTATTTGACTGCTCCTCGGATTTAGATTATTGATAATGGTGTGCTGCTTTGTAGTCTTGTTTAAGCTCATTAACTCTATTGACTTGCTCAAGATTGCTTTTGGGGCCTTCGGGATCCCTACTTGTATGTGCAGATTTACCAATACGGAGTACGTATATATCCCTTGTTCTCCATATATAATCATCTGGTTATTCTTAACTTGCCACGTAACTAACATCCAACCTTGATCGGATGTGATACATCCGACGGATAACGGCTGATCTGGGGCTGCATAATCCCCCACATGAACGTACCCGTGTCTACGTAGTTCTAATCTACAACAATGTATTTCTGCCCTGGACCCTAGTTCGTTCAGCATAAATCCGCGTAATCGGGCAGTCAAATTGTCTATTTTCTTTTTCCCTTGGTTCAAACATAACACTCGCGGGTTAGTTAATTCTATCACAGAGAAATCACTTCTCCAGTTGTCTCTCTCGGTTATAACGTCATCTGGCAACTCCCGTACTGGTGTTGCTAACATGTTCATTACTTCTCCCTCTTGATAGCTCATCACCTCTGGAACACTAACATGCCATGGTAGACAACTTCTATCTATGTGATAAGTTAAACACTTAGAATTAAATACATTGTGTACAACTCCACTTCCATTATTGTAAATAATGACAATGTTCAATCCCATGCTGAGCACCCCATCAATCAAATCCCGCTCGGTGACCGCAGATTCTTTTAATTTGTTACTACTTAATACCCTGAGCATACTAAATTCAAGTTCTCCTTCGGGTGTTAACTGGTGTATGGTGCTTTCATACACACATTTATCCACAACTACAGGGTTGTATTTAATAGAGAAAGCGACATTTCGAATTCTGTAGATACCTTTCTTATACGTTACTTGTTGATCTAGTATACCTTCACCTCGCAATGCTCGTAGACTTACTGACGGGTCATAAAACAATGCCTTTGGATTGATTGTCCTTAGGAATTTTAATGTGTCAATACTTTGGACAGACCCTAATACCTCGCTGTACTTAATATGTCTATTCACTTCAATCAATGCTACCTCACATTGTTCTCTGTTGCTAATATCATATATGATTGACGCCAATTTTAAATCTCTTAACCTTTTTGCCCATTGAAATTGATCAGCGATTATCGGATGTATCACCAATTTGAATCCAGCCATTAAACCTTCCATGACGGTTCCGTGGCCACCGTGAGTAAGCATGATCAATTCTGATCCAATTACCTTCCGTAAATCGAAAGACTCAATTACGATGATTTTACCTTGCCTTTTGTGTACTTCATCACACATTCTAGTACCAATTGAGCATAAACGGTAAGGGTCATGATAAATTATACTATGTCCCATTGTAATCAAATTATCCATCAAACTCAATTTGTGATCTACTGAGATTGTCTTATCACAACTACCAAATGTCACCAATATGTCTCTATTCGAAAGTGTTATGTAATCTGCCGTACTTTTATAACCCCACAGAGTTAAGGGTCCAATGAATTTATCACCTTCTGGATACAACAATTTACTACAAGAGTTGTAATAAGAGTACCGACTCTCAAAATTGTGTATTTTCTTCCTGTCACTCATCATATTGAAGATCCATCTTTTAAGCCTAATCCCTGCACTGTGTCCTTTATCACTAGTATTGTCTCCGAACACCCAATCTACTGGGAAGGTTGATATTTCTATAATTTTAAACTCAGCTACTTCAGAAAAACATTTCAATTTGGAAACAGCACTGTTAATGATTATGAACTTAGAGAAATGAGCGTAATTAAATGCGATTTCTTCTAGTTCTTTAACCATAGTTTTCATTTGTCGCATACTCCTAATATCAGAACTCAAATCTATTTTTGTCAACTTTGTATCTACGGTCTCCATTATTGATTCAGCGGTGATACTTAATAAATGTTTTCGCCTATTGCCTAAACTCTTCTCATGATCTGCATGGGTAATGATGACTGGTGGCATTCCGATTGATTCCAATATGTCATAAAGGGCTATGAATTGCAATATGTCTCCCCCACTACCTATACACATTATCAACGTACTTGCCTGTCTATATTGACTGATTACTATAGGTTTTGCCACTAACGCTTCACTATGTTTATTAGGAATGACCATCTCACCCGCTTTAGTTACATCGTAATTGATTTCGATTTTGTACATTTGTTGATCGAGTAAACTGCCTGGCCTGGGCTTTATTGCTGGGTTGAAGTTCCTAAATATAATACTACGTTGCATACCTATCCATTTAATAAATGGGAATGTCACCTTACACTGTTCAGCTGGTTCTTCCGTCAAAAGTTTCCAGAAGTTTAGCCACTTGTTTCTTGGTAATTTATGAAACATACTCACTTCACCCTCGTCTTCACAGATGCTTAAAGGCTCGGTTTCTAACTGCATACAAGTTATTACCCCGATCAAGCACACCCTTAAATACACCCTGAGATTTGGAACTATCAAATGCTTACTAGCATTATAATACTCACCGAAATTTTGTTCTAACCAACTGAGTGCGTTGCTTCCACTTGGATGAACGTGTTTGGTCATCTCATGTAAATTATCGAACCATTGTTTCATTAATTTGTTATTTTCGGTGGCTATGATGAACCAGCTATCATAATAACGTGGTGAAGTTGTTCTTGGTTGTATGCTGACTTGATACATTCCTGATTCATGTGTCAATGTTTCCAAGACTAACGGATGAACAGAATCTTGGAAGATCCCAGTACTATCCACCCAGACTCCTCCTATTTGTTGCAGTACAAATAACCGTACCCAATCAGATCTGTACTGGGGAGTTTGACCCATTATTAGTTCATAAGTGGATTTACTCAACATTCTTGACAAAGAATTCTTGTTAATAATCACAATTCTATACTCTTGATTGTGGTAATGCCAATTGTCTATCATATCAACTTGAAATTGATTGACTGTTGTGTCATCCCAATATGACCATATGATTAATGGTATTTTGATTCCATTTCTTTCAGCGTACTTTGGTTTCGAGGGGTACTTATTGGATCGATTTATCTGAACTAAATTACTAGTTACCAACTTGTACCTGTATCTTGATTTAATATTGAGTGTTTGTTCTACAAAATCCACAATTTTGATTTCGTTCATTTGATTGACATCTTCTAATTCCCCTATTTTACTTATTAGATCTTGCAATTCATATTTGTTGAGTATAAGTAGTAAACCCAGCTCAAACAAAACATTGCCTATCTTGCTTAAACTATCAGTAATCTTGACATCAACTTTATCTCCTAAAATTTTTATGATTTGTTTGTGTATTTTGTTTACACTACTCTTTTTATGAGCTAGAATTTTATTATCTATACACATCCTTACATAATGTGAGTTTATCAATTCTATTATTTTGGAGGGTAGTTCAGGATCCGTGATTACTCCAACTAAGTTTGCGGTATTATTGGCTTGTCCTAGCCAAGATTCAGGCTCCACAGCTCCACCCACATTTAGGTAATATTCTAAATTTCTTCTATGTATATCGATAATTTTTACTATGGGAACTTTCATTTTTCCATCATGCTTGAGACAGTACATCAGAGCAATTTTATTCCAATCTTCCCATTTAACGTCGTGATGAACATCAACTCTACGATCATCCGCTATCACAGCGACTGGTTTCATACCTGTTTCCCTACTCACTAACGTTTCAGTCAAATAACATTTCAGGTAGAACCTCTTACTGTCCCCTAACTTGACTTTGACTGCACTGTATTCAACGAACTTATCCTCTAAATAAGCATCCAATGTAGACAAATCGACGACATTTCTAGCTAGTACCTCTTCGAACAATCGTAACCATTCCTTAATCAATGGATTATGAGGTGGTGCTACTACAAACCAATTCTCGTACACTTTCACAGGCTCTTCCTTAGAGCTGAGACTCACCTGTAAAACTCCTGTTGGTGAATCAATTGCTTCTTGCAAACAATCATCAAAACTTGATATTCCGATACTACTAGCATCAACCCATATTCCACCGTATTTCAACAATAAGTTTAACCTAATCCAATCGGATTTCGCTTCTAAGTTTCTAGATGTGGGTACAGGGATGTTGTCAATGGTCAGGTAAACTTGAATATTCTTATCCGTAATTACTATAACTTCATAGTTAGGATTATGGTGTTGTATTGAATCCATACATTTCTTGATTACACGACTGGTTACATTTGAATGCCAGTAAGTCCATATAACTTTGGGTATCATATGATAATTGTTTCGCACATATTTAATGGGTTTGACACCCCACTTTGATATGGTTGGAATTTCAATTTTATTCAATGGTGTAACATTGTATTTTGGTGATGCAAAGTCATCTTGTTGACAGAGTCCGGCATTTACTAAGACTGTATAATCATCAAAATTAAATTCTTTGTTTTTATTTAGTTCTGCATGCAGTATGTCTAATGATTTCTTCACTTCTTCTTGTGTCATTTGTTTGTATTGACACAATTGTTCTAAGTAGCGCAAAATCTTTTTCCTACACATCAAATCCTCGAATTTCTGCTCTAGATAAAGGGTATTATCGCTAGAGATTATAAAAGTCACGTCTTCATTTGTGATCTGTTCGTTGGTTGGTGTGCGTTCTATTAGCTCATTAGAATCTTCATGAGAGCTCAAAGCATCTTCAAAATCTGTTTCATCGTCATCTGTTTGCTGGTCACTTGACGGTTTGGTACATTGTTGATTTTTAGATGTAGATGCATTCATTGGTTCTTCGTAATTGGAAGTGGGTGGGGATTTGCCCTTATCTAAAATACTGCGGTATCGCCCAATATTACTTTCCACTTGTGGATCGAAATAGTCATTTTCATCTTCCATCATTTGTCTCTCTAAGTTTCTATCATCATCAAAGTTATCATCATCGTCATCTCCTGGCTTGAACCATGCGTTTATATCACCTAAATCATCGTCATGGAAGTAAAATCTATTGAAGTATACATTTCTCATTTCAGGGGCCCAGTTAGTTTTCTTTGCTTCCTCGATACAATCTGCCATCTTATTGGTGAGATTGATTGCGGAATTCAATTTCGTCAAGTATTTCTCGCATATGTCTTGAGCCACCACACTCACCTTGCCTAACAACTTACTAAATCCAGAGATTAATTGCTCTAGTAATCCTACAGCTAATGGTCGACCTTGCGTGCTATTGACTGCATATATCAAACTTTGGAATTTACGTAAGTAATCATTGTGGATGTATATGGCATACCATGTGGTATTTAAAGTTACAACCAGGTTTGTCGTACTCAAATCATCTATTCCTTTGTCGGTGATCACTTGAGTTGATTCCAAAGTTCTAGCGTAGTTTAATGCATCGTCATGACTATCTTCGCCAGTCATTAATCGTAAGAGAATATTCCTCAATAATTTCTTGTTTATCACCAATTCCTTGATTGTTAAAATCTGCCTATCAGACATAATTCTAAGCAAATCTAGATCTATCCATGGTACTTTGATTTTAATTATGTTGTTCATTTCGGAATAACTACCTATTCTCCTATCAATGTACCTCTCTATTGGTATTTGTCTTTTGGTAATTTGTACTAGTCTATGATCGAACGTTTCAGTGAGTGTTGACATTTCGAGATAATAGTTTTCTTTGGAATTGACAAAAATAGGTTTGCCATTTAACCCACAATTGAATAATTCTGGATTCAAAGGATTAGACAATTTACCATGTTTAAAGCTTAACAGACTGTTTTTGTGGTCATAATTATAGTTATCTGTACTTTTTCGGAACATTGGTAACCAACCATAAACATTTTTGGTCTGGTTTAGAGCTTCATCAATTTTTCGAGGGGTCATACAAGAAAGTCTAGTACCTAACAATAATCTTTCCAATCGGGTTTCCGTTCCAATGTACCACTCAACTTTCTTGGTTCTGGTGGAGTTGAAATGATCCAACATAGAATCAAGTTGTGGCTTGCTCATATCGTAATAAAACCTGCCGTACTCATCCAAGGGGGGTATGGCCATCTTAATGTAGTACTTCCCTAGTATAGCTACAGCTAATGGGACATAACCGGCATAAGCTACTAAATTCACACTATTCTTAACAAGACTGCCTACCATGTTGATCATTAATTGTTCCAAAGCGATTTCGATTGGGGAGTTTGGTAATTCATAACTTCCAGTTGTAAGTGTCATCTTTGGGTATTTCTGATTCAGGTAATTTTTAACTAGAGCCATTCCTCTCTTATCCATTCTGACAATGTCATGGGTGTGTGGTTGAATTTGCTCTTTGATCTTTGCTAAGTTGGTACAGACTAATTGATGGATAGCCGTGTTTTTCGCCATATGCTTATGTAGTGGAACATGTAATCCAGGTATATCAAAATCAGTCCCTGATATTCCCTGACATTTAGGGTAAGTATGTCTCATATCTGCTAAACATTCCATTGCAAATACTCTCCACACTACTTCATTATCTCGGCTGCTGACTTCTGCTACTATTTCATCTCCGTTACCTAAGGTGTACTTATTTTGTCGCCACCAACCAAATTTTGTGTTAACTATGAAATTTTCATGATATACCACTGATTGATGGTGAGAGACAGGGGGTAATCCCAGTGACCGGGCCAACTTATTGTACCTGGAGACGTTCTTGACGTTGTTAAAGTAACATTTGGGGTTTGCATTGGCTGTTAGGAAATTTAATAACCATAAGTGTATTTGTGTCAACCTTTCCTGGAATTGCCACAAAGTGTGTACAGTATCGCCCTTCATCACATCTAACCAACCAATTGATTTTAACTTATGGTGTCTTAATTCACTATGACTTAGTTCTAACCAATTTATAATAGGACTTAACCTAACATATTCTATGTTCTTGTTAAAATATAATTTTCTCTTTGTCCAGCTCTGCCATCCATTGGATATTTTTAATTTTTCATCTTTACACTCAAATGTTGCACCAGAGAATAATGGACAGCCACTATCTTTAGTGACTTTTATCCGTTCTCCTCCCAGAGTGATCTCCATGGTTTTTCCGACACCTTTATCCACCATCCAAGCTAATTCTCTTAATTTGTTAGTTTGTCTAAAACTCACATTTATCAATTCTATCACATTGTAGTTCGGATCAATTTTCTCCTTTTGAACTGGAATAGTTATGTTAGTGTCCAGGTTATTCATTATCTTATTTTTAATGAAACTGTTTGCCTGCACATCTATCACTCCATTTTTGTTAGTTACAGTACTAACTGTACTGTTTCCGAGTTTAGCCACAACTCTAGTTCCATCAGCCAGTTTCTCGTAATTCAACGTCACCCCACTATTAGATATGCTAAGGTCATTTAATTTGTCAACCATATTTTGAGTTAGATTGTGCATATTTCTTATATTGACTTCCAATGGAAGTCCAGTGTCAGGATCTATAATAATTCCTTTATCTTTCATTGGTATTTTACTACTTGAAGGGGCTATTAATTTCTTCAGATTTGGCATTCCACCTACTCTCCTCAACAGAGGGTGCAAGTCGGTTATTGTGCCGTACTGTCCATAAACTACTATATCAGTGTGGAATTTTGCTCTAGTCAAAGCTGAGTTTAGATACTCTGGATTGCCGTTCAATTCCCTTGACCTATTGATGTCCTCCCTCAACACAACAAGTGCTGTGTTCACCTCCATACCTTGGAATGAGTGCGTTGTCACGACTTTTACGTCTAGTGACCCCAGTAGTGCTTTAATCTTATTTCTGTTATGTGAATAGGGAGTTATAATCACATCTGGATTAGCCCTTGTTACTATTGTTTTAATATTTTCGAACTCAGTGTCATCTAAGGTTGTTATGTTGTAGGTGGTCTTGTGGTCGGCCTTACTAGTCATTCCTGGTTCTATAGGTTGTAGCAAATTAACCATTGGTTCACCGATCCTATAAGAATGATATTCTTTGGTAATGTTCTCCTTTTTCAAGAAATCCTTTACGGTTACATTATATCTTACTCCTGGAGTGGCACTCATATCTTTCTTTCCTATTTGATTGTCCGCACCGTATAACATTATTTGTGCGTCCTCACCACACAAATAACCTAAGTGTAACCAATTGGCCATTGTTGCTTCATCTATGAACAAGGTACCATTAGTTTTACAGTGATCGTAAATGGCCCTTTCCATACTTAAAACACTTACATCCTTCTTACATTTTAGTCTCAGTGCTTGTACGGACGTTGAGGTCATTGCCACACACAAGTCTCCAGCTTTTGCTTGTTGTGCTATCATGGTTGACTTACCGTAGCCTGCTGGCCCAGTTATGTACTTTGCAATACTTAGTTTGTTCTTTAAACTTTGAATTGATATGTGGGGTTGACATAAGCCGACCAATAACCTGATCTTGCTACCAATGGATTCTTTCAACTCATAAACTGTGACTTCTTGGCTGGTTATTACTGGTTTGTCTAAAATGACACTGTTCCCTTCAGTTCCCAGAACGTACACTAGTTCTATTTTCCGATCTACCTTCAAGGCAAGGACATCATATCTCTTCATTTTGTGTGTTTCTCCGCCTAGTAGTAAGAATTTACTCCTACCATACCAACTGGTTAATTTTCCTTTATAAGGGAATTTGATGTCTTTGGCATCTAAACCGGATTGAACATTTGACACCCTAATAAAACTGCGCAATATCTCATTAACTTCTTCTTCAATTTCGTGTTCATAATTATTAGGGAGTTCATCACTTATATGTCTCATTTCCGGTACATCCTCGGCTGTTAACTTGAATTGTAATGCTAGTTGCAATTTATCTGCAAATTTACATAAGTGTGATGGTATCTCTATATGAATTTTTTCTCTATTTGTAGCATGCACTTTTGAATCTTTGTTATTGGTTAAAAACACTCTACCGTCTTTCTTCTCTATCGTTAACAAACTGGTAGAAGTGTTGTTAGACATGTAAGTGTGTAAGTTGTAAAAAGTCAATTCCATTAACAGATTTTCTTTCCCGTTAAAGGACTCTGGTAATGTAAGCATTGAAGTCCCTGGTCCGTAATGCAATTTCATTAGCTGATTCCTTTCATCTAAACTACCAGGCAATGTGTGAGCAAAATAAAATGGATCACCAGATGATCGCCGTATAATTGCAGGCATGAAGTGCCCTACACCACCTAATTCTGGTTCGTCAAACCAAATACAATGGTAATTATTTGACGTCAAGCTATTCCTCGAAATTTGTAAAGTACCAGTACTGCCTATGATGATTAAATTTTCTTTTCTAGCTTTGGCATAAACAGTAAGAACTGTCGTGGATAGGGGTGGTGGTCCTTCATTTATTGCAATCATTTCTTCTAAACTTGCTGTGGCGTATCCGTATTTATACGCATCATAAGCACACGTCATGGCATCAGAGTTGGGGATCACTATCTTTGTGGTTACCTCAAATACCCTATTCTGTGATACGGTTTCTCCCATGGGCAAATGAGGCATTGTGTACATAGTTTTTGTGCCATCGTTCAGTATATTCTCGTACTCCATTGGATTTAGACAATGTCTGACAAAGTCGTAGCCTAAAATCTGAATTGCCTCAGCGCTGTCCGAACTGACTGTCAAAGGTTGCAACTTATCTAGAGTCTCAACCACCATTCGATCTGACATATCCTGGGGGTCATTATATTTCCGCCTTGTGACACGTTTCCACCCCTCAGATGAGGTAGGAATTTCTTCGGTTTTTGGAGGCCCGTCGGTTTGAGTAGACTTAACCTCTTCAGCATTTTCCGTTTGTGTTTGCTTGGCACCTTCAACTGATGGGACGCTTGACTCAATTGCTCTGTTAATTTGATTACTTACGCCCTGCTTGATTCCTTCTGCCACATTTTTAAACGTTTGCTTCCAATGACTTGATTTCTCAACACCGTTCTTGGATGCTTCTTTTGTGGACACCAATTTTTCTATTTCGTTAACTAACTGACTTAGCACATCTTTACGTGCAGGATTTGTCTTCTTTAACTCAGTTTCAGCCTTAGACTCATTTTTGATGGCTTCTTCCACATCAAAGAAATTACCTGCTTCTTTCTTATTAGGGGTACAACAATCACAAAATTCAAACTCAGTTATAGGCATGTTACAACACAGACAGCGATTATTTCCAGTGTGTCCTACATGTTCACAAGTTTCTTTGTGATGGTCACAAGAACCTATATTTGGTCCAAGAAACACATCAACTCCTTGGTCAAGATCCACTACTTTGACATCTTCTGTGTTAATATTTTCTGCCATAGCTAATAATTTTTCCCAAAAGTTGGTTGACGAAATACCATCAATTAAGGTTTGTAATCTAATGTCATCAATAAAGTTAAGAACTACGTTCCAATCTAATCCCAGGGCATCTGTTACCAATTTGTTGATTAAGCCTAAAAACGAAGAGGTCATAGCACTCTCCACATCACCTAGCCAACTCCTGAATGGACCTAGCTTCTTTGCAAATTGGGAGTAGCCATAACTTATGTCATAACAATTCCTCAACTTCATCATACAGACCCTGCTGAGAATTACATGTATGTCGATGTCCTGATACACAATGGTGGGGTTTGATACTACTTTGCTGTGTACTACAAATCGTCGTAGTGAGTAGCCTACAGCGTAAGAGCGCAATGTGTCATGACTTACCTTTCCTGATGTGTTACGCAAACATAAATATCTGAACAATGATACGTTCAATTCAAACTCTTGCTCTTCATAATTCAAACCTCGGAAGTCTCCCATAAAACTATCAATGTTCGGTAGGTACATGCGTAATTTGACACCCTTATCATCTTTAATTAATTTTTGTGGGTAAGTAACTTGGTCAGAGAAAGGTCCGACTATAGTCATGATTTCTGTTAATTTCAATTTCTGGGTTTCCATTATATAATATAATTTGTCATCTAATTTAATAATTTGATAGTTGTTTATGATTGTGTATGTGTCTAATTTAAGTTTTAAAGGCGTGGGATTTCCATCTAAATATAAATTTAAGTGCTCATTGGTACGCTGATATGCTCCTGTTCCATCCGCCAAAGTGTTCTGGTTGGTTTTAATGGGTGTAATGATTTGTAAAGTTCGTTGTTCATCCACCAATGCTAAAATATTTGACAAACTTCGATTGTAAATTCCTGGACCGGCGTATACAATATAATTGTGTTTGTGTCCACACACTTTTTCACTGCAACAGAACACTGCCGGATCTGGACTGTACCAAGTAGAATCATGCATCCAATGGTGCACATTTTCCTTCGAACTACCTGGTAATATTTGCCCCACACTAGCAACTTGTTTGCTGGCACACGATTTTTCAATTAGTTCAGTTAAAGTTGATAGTTCAGCTATAAATTCGGGTTTCACACTATTTAATTTGCTTTGTGGCTTAAAGAAACAACCACCCAATACTTCTGTAATAGTCTTACTCTGTGCAGCATCAAAATCGCGCCCCACTGGTATTATTTTGCGTTGCAAATGGTAAAAATACTCGTTAACGATCACTTGATCAGCTGATTTTAATTTTTCTTTGCTAGCCACGTCCATATCATCATATAGGTCTCCATAACCCATCTTTAGAAGTTGCTCTATGTCTCCCATAAGCACAAACAAATGCTGAGTGACAATCTGGATTAATTCTTGTAATCTATCCTCTCGCATAAACACTTGCAAATTTAAATCTGAAAAACAGTATCCACAACGCCAAGGGACATCCTCTATTACATCTCCCACATTATATGTGGTTAAGAATTCATCAGTCACTACCTTCGATTTTGGTCTGTAATGTTTTAAACTGTAATGGACCATCCTAAGACCCCTTATCATCTCCTCATAATGGTTCATGTACTTACACACTGAGCACTTCTTGAGTGGATTGAATTTTGCATTGATGAAGGAGTACTTCCCATTGTCTTCTTTCTGTAGGTATCCGAAATGTCTATGTTGAGTTTCTAAATAAACGTTATAATAAGCCTCATATTCTCCAAATTTAGCCACAAGTTTGTTTAAAACCTCTAACATCTCGGAAGTGCAATTTCCACGTCCAGGACCCACGATTCGCACTATTAGATTATTATCTAGGTTATTGCTGTCTAAGAACATTTCTTCTTCATCTTCTTCGTCGTCTATTCCTTCATGTTTGGTATGGTTTAAATAGTCGGAAATTGGTTTATGTGGTGGCTTCCATATTTCACACCCTCCACTTATCACGTTGTAATAGATTCTAGCTATATCTAATGGGTGCATAGCTTCGAAGTTAACCACGCCAGCAAGAGGGTCTTCGAAGCGTATGTTGGCTGCCACTGACCCACAAGTATCTCTAAATTTTTTGACTCCACGGATTGCTGGTACTAATTTAATTTTATTTTTATCAAATATTAATGACTTATTCTCTTTAAACACTTTTCTAAAACTGGTTTGAAACGGATTTTTGTTTAAACCCATTCTACAATTTCTAGGTAATTTGATCCACCCCTGTAGTTTGTTAGAAAATTCTCTCTTTACTACAGAAGGCTTTACTACCTTTTTAATGGGTTTATAATCTTTATATTTCATCTTTAGTTTTAGTTTCTTAAGGAGAGACCTCCAAAAAGGAGGTCTCTCCCTCGAAACGGTATACAAAGTACTAGGATTACTACACGTAATGGGGAATGAAGCCATTACC